CCCTTAACTGCGCCTGTGTTGCAATATAAGGTGTTACATCTGTTACATCTACGTTAGCTGTAATAGGTGTATTTGTCTTTAGGTAATTTTCTGTTATAAAGTAAAGCATTATGCTGGTGTTTCAGGTGTTTCAGTTGTTGGAATAGGCACAACATCACCGCCCGTTACTGGTGGTAATGAAGCTAAAGCACGAATTTCGTTAGGTGTCATTGAACTAAGTACTTTTGTAGCTACTAAAGGCGACATCGCATTCAAAGCATCGCTTGTTTTTGACGCGCTTTCTTCAACCTCAACGATAGTTTCATTAATGATTTGAAAGTTATTGATTTTAAGTTCGCCTTCGACTTTAGCAATGTGTAATAATTCGTTAAATATATCTTGAACACACTCACGTAATGGTTTTACTACGTTTTTTTCAAAGATTACATACGCTTGTTTTATATCGCTACCCGAACCTAAACTTCCAGTTGTTCGAACTCCCATTAATATAGGATCAATGGTATGCGCAAAACAAATCTGTTCGGTATTTAATCCCGATGCTTCTTGGAATAGTTTATCGTTTGAATTTGTAGGTAAACTTTCAATCTTTGGCATTTGTTCAGCTGAGTTCGCAAAAAATGCAACAGCTTTACCAGCGTTTTCAGCTCCTTTCAGCTTGTCAATTGTTCGTCTTAATATATTCTTTTCCTCTTCGCTTTGTGGACGCTTAGGGAACATCATAGCAAAAGACGGGAAAACAGCATTCTGAATGTTTGATTTTGCTAAATAACTAAGTTCACCACTTAAAAAAGCAAAGTTCAACGCACTTGAATACTGAGGAATAGGATAATAATCTTGACCAATACACGGCAACTCATAGATAAACAATTGTTCGTACTCTTTATTTAAAGGGTGGTAAGGTGTAATTTCTAAAACATCAATTCTTGAAGCCCAATCCTCACAAATAAAATAAGTTTTTCCATCTCGCGAACGTCTTAATTTTTCAGGCGATATGTTGTCTATTTTAGTTATCTTTCCTTTGTCGTTAAAACACAACTTGAAATAAACACGTGAATGTAAAATAAGTTGTTTAGTAACTATTGGAGCTATTTTTTTTAACTTAATCTTGTTTTCAAAAGCGTATAAGTCAACTTTTTGCTCGTTGCTTAGTTTATCAGTTACGATATTAAATGCACCACCGATTACCGCATTAACTTTATAATCTACAATTGCACCGTGTAAAGGTGACGTGTAATACATTTGGTTAAGGATTTCAGGATAAAGGTTATCTTGCCCGAAAGGAATGTAACCAGCGACTTGATAACGACCATTTACATAAGGTAATGCAAGATTTGCACCGCCAACTTTAGCAAAAGGTGTGCTAAAACTATGATAACCTTCCACAACTTCAATACCCGTTGCTTCACTTTGCTTAGAAAAAAAATTATACCACGCCATTAATCGTATATTGAGTTTATAATTGCACCAGAAACAACCATACGACCTTCTTCGATTACGATTCCTGTAGTATCTTCAATTGTTACTGGTGGGATAAGTGATTCATAAACCGAATATGTATACTGACCTTTTACCAATTTAGCGTCTACGGGTTCATCTAACAAAAACTGATTAAATCTTTCAGGATAAGTTGATATGTCGGGCGTAGTGAATAAAATTTGGTCGGATTCGGGATTCATTTCGTTTTGAAACACAAACAAATAATAAGGATTCTTTAAGGTACTAACTTCGCTTAACGTCAACACTATATTATTTACTTCGTCTTTGTTTATGTATATCACAACTATATTAAGTTAGTACGTCTTTTTGTTTAAAAAAAAAAGCACCCCAAAGGATGCTAATTTTCTTGGAGAAGATAATATTAAGTAACAGCTAAAACAGCAGCTTCTGTAACCTCAAATGCCAAAAATTCATTTTCAGCAGTTAAAGTAACGGAATATTTAGAGCCATCCGCACGGGCAGTTCCTGAACCTTCAGCAGCTCCCGTTAATTGCATAAATGGAAAATACCAATATTTACCGTTTGCATCTAAAACGATTGCGTTTAAATACTGTTGACCAGCACCTAAAACTTTTATCGCTTGTGACTTAGATTGATCACGACGATGGAACATCAAAGTAATTACTTGAGTATAATAAGAAGAACCGTTAACTAAATCGATTGCAGCTTCTTCAGTATAAGAACCAGTATTTCTACGAATTTCGAATTCTGTATAAGGTGTTGGTGTTACTAAATCAATTGAATCAATAGTCCACGTTAATGTTGGGTCTAAGGTAATTGTATTTATCTCATCTTGTTGGTTTATCCACACTTTGTAGATACCACCTGAATTGTTGTCACACGGTTTTACAATTCCTTCTAATGCTTCACATGACATAATTTATATATTTTTTTTAGTTTATAAATAGGGGGTTTTTACACCCCCGTTATTTTTAATTAGTCAAAACAAGCAGACCAAACAGCGATTTGCTCAGGGTTTACATAAAAGAAACCAGCTTTTACATTCGCACGTGTACGGATATAAGGTTCAGCAACGGTATCTGTTAAGTTAACCGCTTTCAACGCTTTGGAATCACCTTCTGCATCAAACGCATAGATTAAATCATCTTTCAAAGAAGCAACGATTGTGTTATCTGGCATACCCTCACAAACAATAACTCTAATTCCTAAGTAAGTCATTCCTAAAGGCAATGTTACATAAGTCAAAGTGTTACCCGCAGCAGCAGCAAGTTCATAAGCAGCAGCAACATTTGAAGAAACACGGATTCTTAAATCAGCTTTCTTAAATCTAACAGATGCAGGTAAACCACCAACAACTGAATTCAATGTAGCAAGTACATTTGTTGAATCAACAGCACCACCACCTGTAAAAGCTAAATTCTCATCAGCACAAAGTTTAACTAAGTAACCATTACACAAAGCAAGTAAAGGGTTTTCGCTTTCTGTGTCACCTTGCCATCTGATTAGTTCGATATCCTCTTCGATTTGACTTGCCATTATACCCCAATAGTAGTTCATAAAAGAAGCTACGGTAAAATCACCATTTGAACCTTGTGTCATTTGCAAAGCAACAAAAGACTGCTCTAAGTCGAACTGACATATTTGCGCCATTGCAGAAAATGCACAAACATCAATATCGATAGCGTCAAGCGTATCAGTTGGCGCACTAAAGTTACAAGTTGAAGCTTGTAAAATTGAACCAAAAGCTACATTAGCAATTCGAGCGCGGCTTTTAATTCCTGGCAAAGCTCGGTAAGTGTCAGCAACATCAGCTGTTAAATAAGCACGAGAATAGAACTCGTTAGGGTTGGGACAAAGCAACGCGTTGTCTTCAATTTCAAGGTCGAATTTTAATTTTCTTTCCATTTTTGTTTTTATTTGATTTTAGTTATTACTTAATTTAGTTAATGCGCTGAACTTTTCAGCTATACTCATTTTAACTTCAGACTTTAATTCGATTTCGTCTTCAGCTCTTTCTGCTAACATATCCTCCATTTGAGTTCTTAGGTCAGCAATAATCTTTAATAGGTTGTTAACTTGCTCTTCAAGAACTGGAGCAACGATTGCTAAAACCGCTTCCGCATCCGTAGCAACGTCAACAGCCATTGAAACTTCTTCGGGTTCTGGTTGCTCGTCAATAGGTTCAGTTTCGGTTGTTACCTCTTCTTCAACTACCGTGTCGCTTTCCATTGCAACCTCTTCTGTTGGTGCATCCTTAATCTCGATAATCTCACCGCCTTTTACAACGTAGATTTTACCTTCGATTAGGTGTTCCCCATCGGGTAATTTGTTCATATTATATTTATTTAATTGATTACTTAATTTTAACCCTAAAAACCCCTCAATTGAAAATCCGATTTGTTCGTTTTTTACTAACTCATTGTAATAATCTTGGTCAGTAATTTGAGCGGTTAACATCAAAGTTCCTTTAGGTACTTCAATACCAAACGTGCTGAATGCTTTGTCTTCTTTTGGGTTATCTACTATCCACGATTCTAAAATATACGCAGGAACTTGTTGCGATTGATCGTGTTCTAAATTAAAAATATCGCGGTTTTTTAGGTCTTGCATAAACTTAGCGTGGATTTGCTCGATAGTTTCAGCAGTAAATTGAACGTAGTATTCGCCTGTTTCATCGTCACGTCTATAAATTTCCATTGGAATCATAGCGGGAGCAGTTACACGATATTTTAAGTCATCTGCAAACAACAATTTTACATCTTGACTAAACGCCATCCCTTTAACTTTAATAGCAGGGTTTGACGTGAACGCAATTTGTTCGATTCCTAAATCTTCGCCATCGGAATATTCAGGGTCAATCGTGATTTTGTAAATAGGTAAATCCTTTGTCATTCTCACTATATTAGATTTTGTTTATATTTGTTCAAAAATTATAATTATGATTGAAGTACTTGGGCGCAACATTGCCAACAAAATGAATGAAATAACTATTGAAGAATTTGAAAAGATTTCTAATATTCACAATAGTAAAGAACTTGATAACATTGAAAAGCAAATCAAAGTTTTTGAAGTCGTAGGAATCGAAGAGGATGAATGGGATGATTTTAAATACTTTGTGGAAAAGACAAAAGAATTCAATACGGATAACTACGAACCTAAAGACGCTATCGGAGAAATAGAAATAGACGGATTTACTTACAAAGCTGAATTAAAACTTTCAGTAAAAGATACGAAGCTAATCGAGAAAATGATTACTAAAGAAAATAAACATTCCGTGTCTGACATTATGGCTTTAATGTTTAAACGAACCGACTTAAGTAATACGGAACATTACGACTCATCACACCTAAAACATAAATCTAAACTATTTAGAACGCAAGCAGCTGAAATAGCAATTCCTTATCTTAACTATGTCACAAATACAATCTCTGAACACGCTAAAAAACAAGCTACCGAAAGCGTGGAATCAAATAACGATTGAAACATTTATAGAACTAAAGACCCTATCCGATGAAGATGGGGTTTTTAACTATCAAATAGATGTTCTTTGTACGTTGTTAGATTGCTATCCTGAAGATATTGAAGAACTTGCCATCGAAGAACTTGAAGAACTTTTGTTATCGGTTAAATTTATAAGGGATGAACCACCAAAGAACTATAAATCAGAACTTGGAATCTATAAATTAAAACCATTTAACAAAATAACGTTAGGTGAGTTTATAAGTTTAGAATCTTATTTCTCGGATAACTATATTTTAAAGTTACCTAATATCGTTGCAATACTTTATCGAAGATTTCGTGTTAATGAATGGGGTGATGAAACATTAGAAACTTATAATTATAATTCGAATGATCGCTTAGATTGGTTTTTAGATTTTCCAATTACTGATGTTTACGGATTACTACCTGAATATATAAAGTTTAGGGATGGTATAATCGATCAATATAAAAACCTAATGACCGAAAGTTATGAAGATGACTTTGAAATCGATTCTAATATGGATGCCGAAGATTTGAAAGCAGCTGAAGAAGAAAAGAAACAACAAAAATGGGGATGGGAAACTTTAATATGGAATTTATGTAGTGAAGACCTAACTAAGTTTCACGCTGTTTGTGAACTACCTTTAATTTTGGTGTTTAACTTTTTAGGAATGAAAAAAGAATTAAACGTCTAATATTCCAACGCTCCAAAAAATTCTCCGAATAACGGATTAAAGTCATAAATTACGTTTTGCTTTTTACGAAGCATCCCCGCAACTTGAACAAGTGGATATTTACCTGAAAGCCATTCGATGTATTGTGCGTACATTTCCGAGATTATACCTTCGCTTTCTAAACGTCTATTAAATTGCTTAACTAAGTTGTAAGGCTCTATTGTAATTGTTCCATTATTTAGAAAACCAAAGTAATAAGCTGCTAATATTTCGATTCTTAAATTGCCTTCCGTAGTGAATTTAGCATTAATACGGATTGATTCGTAAAGTGTGCCCGTATCGATTAGCGCATCTTCTTTAATTACACGCTTTAACGTTTGAGCCGCTTTGTTTCTTATCTTGTACTTAAGTTTAAATTCTTTATCAGGCATACAACTATATTATTTTTAATCTTCGTTTTGTTTAGGAACTTGACAATCAGTGTAGTTATTAATTGAACACGTTAATGTCATAACCCAACCTGCGGCATAATCTAATAAATCATTATTTAAAGGTGTCATTGTAGGCACTCCGATAATATCAAAGCTATAATCATCCGAGTTTAAAAACCAATTGTAAAGGTCGTTTAATATTAAATGGCAATCGCTTAAAA